ATGGCGAGCTCTGCGTGGTTGACGTCGGCGATCGCGGTCGCTGACACCGCCACGCAGTCGCTTGGCCTGCAGGAGGACGTCCAGCACGAGGCGTTCATCAACGGCGACGGTCTCGGCGATGCCGATTACGCCCCGCCGGTCCCCCTGGCCGCGGTCGTCGAGCGCAAGCCGGGCCAGCGCCGGAAGCCGGGCGGGCAAGAGTTGTCGTTCCGCGCGACCGTCGCCTTCGGCAGGCCGGTCTCGATCGACCCACGCGACATCATCACCCTCTCGGACGGCTTCACCGGGCCGATCGTCGACGTCGACGGCGGGCCCCGGCTGGACGGCAGCAAGCCCGTCGTGACAACGGCCTACATCGGATGAGCTATCGGCTCGACAAGAGCAAGATCCGGGTCACGTTCGGCGGCGTCCCGCAGATGAAACAACGCCTGCAGACCGTGGCGCGCGAGTTCCCCCTGGCCGCAAGGCGTGGGACGAAGGAATGGGCCATCGAAAAGCTCCTCACGCCCGCCGTCTCGGCGGCGCCCGAATTGACGGGACGCCTCAAGCGCAGTGGCCGCCTTCAGATCTCGATCCGCAAGAAGGCCGGCCAGGAAAACATCACCGTCTTCGTGATCTTCGGCGGCGGGCCCGAGCGGGTCCGCCACGCGCTCATCGTCCACGAGACTCACAAGACCAAAAGCAAGTATCTCGAGCGGGCGATCCTCGCGGCCGTGCCGACGGCGGGCCCGGAGATCGCCGAGAAGATCCACCTCAAGAAGCTGGCGATGGCGCGATGACGCGCTACCTGTCGATCAGCGCGCTGCAGGAGCCCTTCGACCTGGGCGAGTTGGACGATTCCGGGCGCGAGCAGTGCGCTTTCAACGTGCTGTGCCTCAAGCGGCCGTCGGACACGTTCCTCGACGAGCTGGTCAGGATCCTCGAGAACGCGGGGCTCGGCAAGCGCGGCGAGACGATCTTCGCTGGATCGAAGGCGGCGATCCCGCGGGGCACCAGGCCGACCGACCCGCCCATCCTGTCGATCAAGGCGACCGGGGGTACCGGCCCGGCGGGGACGCACAACGACGGCGCCGGCGCCTACCGAAGGCCGTCGGCCCAGGTCATCGCCAGGGCGCTCACATGGGCGGCGGCGGAGGCGATAGCCCAAGCTGCGTACGCGGCCCTGATCGCGGTCCGCAATCAGGAAGTGGCGTGAGATGGAAGGCGCCGCGGTCGAACGCACGCCGGACTTCACCTGGGGCGGCCGGCCCGTCTATCGGTGCCAGGAATGCGGCGATCGGTTCGAGCGCGTGGACGACCTCGAGGCCGTGCTCGAGCACGAGGCCGGCGCGCACGCGCCCGTTGCGCCGATCCCGCGGGTGTCGCGGATTCTGGGCTCGGACGGGGAGCCCTTGCTGGTCACGGACTAGGAGGCCAGGGATATGAGCGACGCACTCGTCGGGACCGGGATCCTGATCAAGGCAGGCGACGGCGCCGTTCCGGAAAACTTCGTCGCCCTCGCGGAGGTCGTGACACTTAAGCCGCCGCAACTGTCGCGCAACGAGATCGAGGTGAGCAACCACAACGAGGGCCAGGAGGCCAAGATCCTCGGGATGTTGCGGAAGGGCCAGGTCACAGGGATGTGCAACTGGCTCCCGAACGATCCGACGCACAGCGACGTGGATCCCGGGATGCTGAGCGACATCCTCACGAACAAGAAGCGCAACTGGCGCATCGCCTTCCCGCCCGCCGGACTGCCGCACTGGACCATGCCCGCCCGGGTTCAGCTGTTCGACGTGCAAGAGGTTGGCATGGACGCGGCGATGCAGGTCGCCTTCGCCATGACGATCGCGGGCCCGATCACGATGGTCAATTCGTAGGAGGAGAGAGAAAAGCCATGAAGAACCGACTGTTGACGGCCCTCAGCGGCCTCGCCATTCTGGTCGCAGGCCTTCTGCCCCAGATGGGCGACGTCGCGGCAGCGTCCTTGACGTCTCGCATCGTGGTGACCCTCACCGCTACCTTGAGCTCGCAGCTCGACCTGGTGAGCGCCGAGGCGCCGCTAGCCAAACAGGCGCTCCTGGACCTCGCGAACGGCACAGGCTCGAACCAGGCCAACGTCATCTGGACCGACACACGGACGATCGCAGCTTCGACGACTGAGGACCTCGACCTCGTGGGCGGCGGCCTCACGGACGCGTTCGGCGTCGCCTTCGCGCCCGCGAAGATCAAGGCGATCATCGTGGTCGCGAGCGCAGCGAACACGAACAACGTCGTGCTGGGCGGTGACGCCAACTCAGTCCCGTTCCTGAGCGTGACGACGACGACCACCACGCTCCAGCCGCGAGGGTTCTACGTGCAGAGCTGGCCGGCGAACGCCGGCATCGCGGTCATCGCCGGCACGGGCGACATCGTCCAGGTCGCCAACGGCGGCGCCGGCACATCCGTCACGTACGACATATACATCATCGGGACCAGCAGCTAACGGCCAGGCACCCATCGTGACCGACTATCTTTCAATACCCGCTACAGTTCCGCTACCGGGACCGGGACCCAAGGTCGACCTCCCCGACTGCACCTCCCCCGACCAGATCCTGGACTCGAAGGACCAGGAGCTGCAGAAGGTGCCCGTGCCCGAGTGGGGTGTCAGCGTATACCTACGCGCGCTGCCAGCGGACGAAGGGATCCAGCTGAGCGAGCTGATGGAGGCCTTGCCGAAGGAACGGAAGAGCGAAGCGATGCAACTGCTCCTCGGCGCGTGCTTGGTGACGGCCGAGGGCAAGCGGCTTTTCAGCACGGAGGAGCAGTGCAAGCAGCTCCGTACGCGGAGCCACAAGGTGCTCACGCGGCTCCAGGAGGCCGCCCTGGCGCTTCAGGGCTGGAAGGTTGAAGCCACCGGAAAAAACGCCTAGAGCGGAGCGGCGCGCGCCGCTTCGCCTACCGCCTGGCGCTGAAGCTCGGGCAGCCCAACGTCGACCGCATGCTGCGCGGGATGACGGTGCGGCAGTTCGGGGAGTGGCGGGCCTACGCGGACCTCGAGCCGTTCGACGAGACGCGCGCCGACCTGCGGACGGCGGACGTCGTCCGGACGTTGCTCAACGTCAACAGGAAGAGTGGCACACCGCCCATCTCCCTCGAGAAGTGCCTTCTCAAGTTCGCGGCCCCGAAAGCCGCAGCGCCCAAGACCGCGGAGCAGGCCCGGGCGCAGGTGCGTAAGACGATGGACATGCTGATGCGGATCTACAACACGCCGGAGAAGCCGAAGCGCGTGAAACGGCTGGAGAAGCGGTGAGCGAGATCAGCATCGGCGAACTCGTAGGTGGGGTCAGCCTCAACGACACGTTCTCGGGTCCGATTCTCAACGTCGCGGCGGGCCTCGGCGTCGCGAGCGAGTCGTTCAAGGCCGTCACCGGCTTCGCGGGGCTCGCCGCCGGCGCGATCGCAGCGACTACCGGCGCCATCATCGCGATGGGCAGCCGCGGCTCCGACATCGTCGACGTGCAGGACGGGTTCGCGGGCCTGGCCAGGGAGGCGAGCTCCTCGGCGGGGGTCATGCTCGGCGCGCTGCAGCGGGGGACGCTGAACACCATCTCCAACTTCGAGCTGATGCGGCTGGGGAACGAGGCGCTGGGATCAGGCCTCATCAAATCGTCGAGCGACATGGAGACCCTCGCAGCGGGCGCGAAGCTGCTGTCCGGCCGCGTGGGCGGTGACACGGCGAAGGCCTTCGACACGCTGACCAACTCGATCAACTCCGGGAAGACCACGGCGCTCAAGCAGCTCGGCGTCTTCGTCGACAGCGAAGCCGCCGTCGACCGCTTCGCCAGGTCCCTGGGCAAGTCCGTCGGCGACCTCACCGCCCATGAGAAGGCGACGGCGGTCAGCCAGGCGACCCTGGCCAACCTGAAGGGCCAACTGGAGGCCGCCGGGCCCGCCTCGGCCAGCTTCGCCGACAAGATCTCGCAGGGGAAGGTCGCGGTCGGGAACCTGGTCGACAGCCTCAGCGTGGCGATCGCCACGTCACCCGTGCTCGCGACCGGCCTGGACGCGCTCACCAAGGGGATCCAGTCGGCGTTCGGCAGCAGCCAGCAGGAGACGGTCAAGACGCTGATGGGCTTCGTCAACCAGTTCGGGATCTTCCTGATCCAGGTCGTGCAGGCCGGCGTCTCCGGGGCGCAGTTCCTCTCGAACGCGTGGAGCGGCTTGAAGGTCGTCTTCAACGAGTTTATGGCCTTGTTCGTCGGCCAAGCAGGGGTCGTGATCCAGGGCGTGCAGGCGATCGTCGACGCGCTGGTCCCCGTCCAGGACCTGGCCAAGTCGATGGGCTTCGCGCGGGACTTCATCGACGAGGCCTTCGACGGGGTCAAACGAGGCGTCGCGAGTGCCGGCGCCAGCGTCGAGGCGATGCGCCAGTCGTTCAAGGACCAGAGCGCCGAGGCGCTCGACAACGCGGCCGCGCAGAACGCGGCCTTCGATCAGATCCAGGAAGCGCTGACCGGCGTCGAAGGACAGATGCGCGCGGCCGCGGCCGCGCAGACGGAGGGAGCCACAGCGTCGGACGCCGCCGCGACAGGGCTGCGCAGGGTGACCGAGGCGGCCGGCCTCACCGAGGCGCAGATCAAGGCCATGGAGGACCAGACCCGCAAGGGCCTCGAAGCGCTGCAAGAGATGGCAGAGCAGGGCGCGGACAAAATGAAGTCGCTCCAGGACGAGATCACGCTCTCGAATCTGACCGGCGTCGACGCGCGGCTCTTCGTGATCGAGCAGGCTCGGGAGAACGAGATCGCCGGGCTGCAGGCACTGGCCTTCATGTATCCCCAGCTTTACGATCAGATGACCGCGCTGGTGCAGGAGAAGTACGCCGGGATGGCCGAGGCCGCCAGAGTGTCGTTCGATGCGCAGGCCGCTGCCGCCGTCTCCTCCAGCATGACGCAGCAGCAGCAGGCGCAGGTGGCCCTCGACCAGGCAAAGATACACCTGGCGGAGCTCGAGGTAAATAGCAAGTCGACCTACACGCAGATAGCGATCGCTTACGAGGCGATGCAGGCGGCCCAGGAGGAAGTCGACAGGCTGAACACCGCTAAAAAGCTAGGGCGTCTCGACATGATCGCATCCAGCGCATCGGGCATCCTCCGATCGATCTTCGGGAAGAACAAGGCCGCGGCGATCGCGGCCGCCGTCATTGACGTCGCCGCGGCCATCGTGAAGTGCTTTGCGCAGTTTGGGTGGTGGGGATTCATCCCAGCGGCTGCCGTGGCTGCGGCGGGCTATGAGCAGATCCAGCAGATCCGGAACACCAACCCCGAAGGCTTCGCTCAGGGAACGCCCGACATGGCGTTCATGGACTTCGGCCGGAGCTCACTCGTGCCCCTCCATGAGGACGAGGCCGTCGTCAACAGGGCCCAGGGCGCCACCCTCGCCGAGATGGTGGTCGACGCTGTGGAGCTGCGAGACGACCGGGTCCTCCGCCAGCTCGAGAGGATGGACGAGACGCAGCGCGCCCGCGACCGGAACCTCCCGCTGCTGATGCGGGACATGGCGCTGCTGGCGCGCGCCTGAGAAGGAGAGACCAATGTCCATCCTGAGCATGAACGACCTCGCGGCCGCGTTCGAACGGCGGCAGCTGCTGCGCATCCAGAAGGCGAGCGAGGTCGCCGAGGGCGCCGGGACGTTCCACTCGCTGTGGAAGACGGCGGGATACCCGGCCTCGGGCGCGACACCGCCGTCGGGCAACGGCGAGGTCCCGACCAGGACGACCACGGGAGCGCTACGCTTCGTGAACCCCGGCGGCACCCGGCAGCTCTACGTCGGCGGACTCCGCATCCAGGGCGCGACGATCGCTGGGTTCACCCTGTACGACCGGCTCTGGCACAACTCGGGGTTCGTCGGCAACGTGGCCACCCTCCAGTCCATCGGCTCGCCGCCCGTGCTGCCCGCGCGCGCGCCGGCGAACGGCGTCGGCGTCGAGCTGTGGGCGGAGTTCTACACGGCGATCGGCGCCACGGGCGCGACGCTCACTGCCCTCTACACCAACCAGCTGGGGACCAGCGCCCGGAGCGCGACCTACGCCCACCCGGCGAACGCCGAGTCCGTCGGCCAGATGGTCCGCTTCAACCTGGACTCGGGCGATTCCGGCGTGCGGACCGTGGCGAGCGTGCAGTGGTCGATCTCCACGGG